GTCTTGATCTCGATGCCCTGTTCGGTGGCCTCAGGCACGCCAACCATGCCTGTCTCGGAGTTGATTTTGACGGCCTCGCCCGGGCGATATCCCGAGCGCTCGGTGAACGTGAGCACGCCATTCTGAATGTTCCAAACTGTCTGCGTGCTCTCAGCGAGATCGTTGAGCAAAGGCGCGGCAAGCCCCCACAGAACTTTCCCGCGCGGAAGCACGCCGCCGAATTTGCTCTTGCCGATCGTTGCAGCCGCATCCGGGGACACGGTCACGCCCTTTTCTTTGAGGGCCGTCGTGATGCTGTTTAGCCTGTCGTCAACGGATGCCGACTCCAGAGCTTTGGTCACAAACCCAAATGTATACGCAAGCAAAGCATCAGCGGCGATGATATCAACATACGAGTCAACGTTGTTTTCGCGCCCTACCTTGACTTGCATGATCTGGCCTTTGAAAATGATGGCATAGTTTCCATTTTCATAGCCAGCTTGCAGGCTTACCTCTTGGTATTCTTTCTGAATCTTTAGGGCGGTATTGGTCGATAGATTGTAAATTCTGATCCACGCAGTATTTGGCGCAGACTCGTTCATTGCCTGGGTTTTGAACCCGATGTGCAGCTCAGACAGGTCTAAGCCCTTGTCCCCAGCCGTAACAACGAGGCCAATCTTTCTAATCCATTGATCCGACATAGATCAGCCCTGCCTGATAATGACGCGAGTATATACCTCTGTGCCAAGACTATCGGCAACTCCGAATCCATTAGTTCCCTCCGTTGAACTGCAACGATTTTGAATCTCAAACGTTTTTGAAGAACTTATGGTTATCATGTTTGTTCCGCATGATGAGCACAATGCCCCTGATGTATATCCGCTATCTCCGTATGCGCTCACAACTGCGTCCGTCACATTATACAACTGCGTTTTATGGCTGCCAACGTTTACTGCGGGGCATGACCACGATATTTCGTATGTTCCAGCGGTTGAAATCGTGAATTGATTGCTGGAAATGGAGACTATCCCTAATCTATTGTAGGTATCTATGTTCAGATCACGAGTATGCCACGCACCACTTGTGAACGTGCCGCCGTTAGTTCCTGAAGCCTTTTGGTCTTCGAGAATAGCGAGGAGAGCCCCAGCAGGGAGGGCCGTAGAATACGTTGCGGTCCCTGTGCGCTGGACAAAACCAGTGGTGGCGAGCGCTGCGACGCCGCCAAGTTCCGCGCTGTAAGCCTGGACGCCGTGTGTGAACAACGGTGTGTAGGTGATGACCTCTGGCGCCGGGGTCGAAACCGCGCCGTCGGCGATCACGAAATAGAGCCGCCCGCTCACTCCCAAATTGCTCTGCGTTGGGACCGCGAACGTGTCGCCGTCGGTCTGCGCTACGAGCTGTCCGGCGATCCCGAGATACTGGTACTGCTCCAGCAGATCCACGCCAGTTACAAGCGGGATGCCGCTCACGAGCGCAACGCCGTTCGCATCCGCAATATCGAGCGTCCACGCAGCCGCTGGCGCGCACCACTTGCTGGTCAAAGTGTAGGTGACGCCGCCCAACGGGATCTGGAATATCTGATCCGTGGAGCTGAGCAGGATCTCATATGCGGTCAAAGTGGCGGCTTCCTAAGGTTTCGGGCAACAAAAAAGCCGCTCCAGGTGGGCGGCTTTCATTCTGTTCGCGTGGCGTGATGAGGGTGATATTGTATTGTTATTCTTCACATAGGTTGATTACGTTGACGCCAAAGGCGAAAACCGTCCTTCCTACCTCATGGATCGTCGGGCGTTCACCATCCTTGCCAGCAAATTCACCGGCAAGTTGGCTCTGCAATGGACGATCCAATTCGTTGACGCCTTTGATGCGATGGAACGGCGCCTCCAGGAAGTCTCAGCGGCTCCCGTCGCGCAGCTTACCGAACGTGAAGCCATCCGGGCGGCCCTTGCTGGATGGGACGCCGCCGACGCGCGCGCCATCGCGCTGGAAGCCAAGGTCGCCGTAATGGCTCCGTCAGTCGCAGCGCTCGACAGGATCTCTGAATCTGACGGCTCGCTTTGCCCCACAGACGCGGCGAAGGTGCTCAAGATCAAGCCCCGGAAATTTACCGCGTGGCTCCGCGAGAATGGCTGGGTATACAGCCGTGGTGGAAGCAACAAGATGATCGGAAGAAGCGAAAAGGTTGACCAAGATCTTCTTGAACATAAGTGCTATGTCACGCAGAATAGTGATGGCGACGAAGTAACTCGTTCTCAGGTAATGGTCACTTCCAAAGGGATGGCAAAGCTGGGTCACTTCCAAAGGGATGGCAAAGCTGGCAACCGTATTCACCACGGAAGAGTCAGCGCAGAAGAGCCTTGAAGTTTAATCCGAGATTTGGAGAAAATAGATGTCAGAACGTAAGCTTACCGATAGAGAGATTGAAACTATCCTCAGCGATTACACGATTATGCGTGAGGCGTTGATCGAGATCATGGCCACCACAGACACGTCTAGCCCTGGCCAAGTATCTACCGCGCATAAAATGAGACGTAAGGCTGAAGAGGCACTTGCAGAAATCGAAGGCTAATATAAGCAACCGCAACAAAGGATTAAGTATTATGGCCAAGTTTAACGAAGAGGCATTCCTCAACGACTTCGCCAAGCTGATGGCCGACGCTATGGTTGTGGCAAAAGGTGAATCAGACGCCATTGCAACGGTTGCAGAAGCTCTCGCCAGCCACCTCGGCAGGTTTATCGCCTTCTCATGCAAGGGCGACGCCAAGCTGACTGGGAAGTTTCTCGAAGGAGCCATCCATTACGCCGAGACGACGGCGGCGGAGACACTGCCTGCCGCGAAGTTCATCAACGATGCAAGGAACGCCATTAGGTCGAAATAGCAGCCAATCACAGATCAAGGAGGCCCGGTTCATCGCCGGGCCTTTTTACGTCGGCGTCTTGCTGCTATACGTCGGCGCTGGCGTAAGCGCCTTGGTCCCACCGCTGCTTGTACCGCCAACCTGAACCGTCTGTGTGGTTGCCAAGATTATCTCCTGGCATTCGCAGGTCATCATGAGGGCGTTTTCGCTTGTGGCGTCGGTGACGATGCTCAGGCGAGTTATCAGCATGTTGGTATAGTTGCGCTTGCCGGTAAGTACGTCGAAAAGCTGGCGTGATTGCTGCAACGTGAGAAATTGGCTGTAGACAGATCTCACGTAATTCGTGTCGAATGACCCGCTCAACAGAGACGTAACCGTGCCGACAATCGCGTATATGCTCGCGTTGCTCCACCCACACCGGATCGTGACCTTGCTCGGCTGCCGGTAGGCGTGGTCTGAGATTGTGCTCCCCGTCTCAACCGGGTGAGACGTCACGGTCAGCACGTCCTCGTGCCGCTCCTCAATCGTCACATCAGCATGAAAGCCGCCAATTGAGCGCGGGTTAATGAAAACGGATGCAATCGCGCCTATCGCGCTTCCGCCGAGGCCCACAGCGGTCCCGGTTAGCGCTCCGCCAAGAAAACTGCTCATCAGCGCATCGTGTCCCCGGCCTTAACCAGCCAACCAGAAGAGAGTCTAGCCCAATCTAGCGCGCCGCCACGCATTGCGTCTCGCACTTTGTCTGGTTCGGTAATGCCGTTCATATGAACCGTGAAGTTATTGTTCTGAACGATACCTGGAGACTCGGCCTTGGCGTTCCGCGTGGACTCATCGGCTTGGCCTTGCTCGCCCGCTGGCTCCGTTCTGGCGCCCCATCCACTCACGCTCGGTCTGCGCCCCAAGTCAGCCTTGAACCAGTTCTCAGCCGCAGCCCCGCGCGAACGGATATTCCCATAAGTGTCAGCCGGAGCTTCGTATTCAGGAACCAACACACCAACGCCTGCATAAGGCGTGCCCGTGCGCTTAATGTGCTCGCCTGCCCTTTTGTGGGTGTTCTTCAATTCCCAGTCAACAAAGGCAAGCTGATCATCTAGGGTTGATCCTTTTATGGGATGGCCGAATACCCGCTCGAACGTATCCCTGCGATCCTTGTGCCATTGGGCGACACCATATGAGTCTTCTTTATGAAGTTGTCCGCTCTTCCCCCTGATCCAACCGCCGCCCTCTGAGGGATTGAAGTTCGATGTCTCACCGCCAAGTGTCCCGGTAATCGCCCACGCGTGTTCCTTTGACCATCCCCGTTTCATGAAGAAATCGGCTACATAATTACGGCGGTTAGTTCCGCCAGATGGCGCTCGTATCGAATTTTCGTCCTCTTGTGGGGGCATAGATTGACGGTGAGGCATGCCATGAGGAAGCACGCTTATGTTCGGCTTCATTGGCTCTTTGTGCTCATCACTCCAGCCCATCCACCACCCGAGAAAACGGTTCCCGCTGCCCTTCCTGTACTCATCCTCTGATTTCTTCCAGGATTTCTCGGCTTCCGCTGCGCCCTTCTTGAAAGATTGTGCAGCCTTATCGGGCAATAGGCTCGCAATACCATTGATTAATCCGCCTTCCTCGCCAGATTTTCCGACTTGGATATTCACGGCTTTCGCAAGTTTATCTAATATGTCAACTGTCTTTTGGGCTGGATCAATCAGCCCTGAATAAAACCTCATTTTCATTGAGTCTAAGCGAACGCCAAGTCTTTCGAGAGAGTCTTGAAATTGCACAGACTTTTTGTCAAAAGCATCAGCGTTGAATCCGCCTTCGTTGTATATTTCCTTAAATTCCTCAAAAGACTTTTTGTATTTTTCTGTGTTTTTCCAAATTTGAAATAATGTATGCTCTGGTATCCCTGCTAGCTCAGCTATCTGAAGAGCAACGGCATATCCTTGTTTGGTGTCGCCAAGATTATTTTTGACACCCTCAATGAACGAATTGAATTCCTTCGCTTTGTCTGCTTGAATTTTGCCATATCTTCCGACAATCCCCTCTTCAATGCTGGGATTTTTGCGCATGGCCTCGGCGAAGCTCTCCATCGCCGCCGCGCCTTCGCCAGCGGACATGCCTACCCGCTTTGAGGCGTACTCGACCGCTTGGAGGCTCTGAACCGTGGCCCCCGTGCGCTGGCTTGCATAATGAAGGCTCTCGTATTTTTTAGTCATGTCATCGAGGGCTTTTACCATGCCGTCAACGGTAGACGTGGCGCCGCTTATTGCACCATTGAAGGATTGCAGCCCGATTGTATCAGTTTTAAACCCAAGGCTAACGAGGAACTCCTTAATTACATCAGCCATTTAGAGCTTCACCCTGATCTTGCGAATTGCATAAGTAACAGCTAGGCGCATCGCGCCAGTATCAAGCAGAGGCTTGGTTCCCATGCGTGGCTTCTTACGATGTTGCCGTTTCCATATCGTGTAGTCCGCGAGCTTTTGGAAAGGACCGTCCTTAATTTTCATCTTTACTGCGCTTGCGCAACTCTGGCCGAGAGCCATCAGTTTTTTGGTGACAACCTCTGGACGCCCAGCAAGAGCGGAGTCAGCCGCCGAGTTAAGCCTTTTGACGATCTCCGGCTGCATCGCGGTAATCGTCGGGATTAGGAATGGACGCGGCGGAATGTGCAATGCGGGATCACCAAATTCATTGATGTATCCCAATTCACAGTTCGTCGGCGGGGTTCCTGTTTCCTCTTCTTCCGGCTTGCGGAATGCATTTTCGGCCGGAATGCCCACCATGACGCGTTGACTTGAGAGGTTGCGGATGGCCTCCAGGACCTGGGGAGTGATGTCCTTGATGGTCTTGACACTGGATTCCATCAGTTTGGCGTCCTTTCGCGGGCCCGCCGCTCGTTTTCGCCCCGCACAGTGAGCGCGTCGTGCATGCGCGCCAAGTCCATCAGGTTCAGCGCCCCGTCGATCAGGCTCTCGTACCGGCACAGTCCAGCGAGCACCGGCGACATCAGCCAATCCTCCCCGTCGGCCATGCTCACCCAATCTCCTGCGTCGTCCCCGTCCCTGAAGCGGAGGGGCTTTCGCCGAAAAAATCGATGAGGCCGTTCGCCTGCAAGACTTGCCAGATG